GTTCCCTTATGTTACTGTTTATGCGATAATAGGCAACCAAGATATGGGATCTTGGTATTCCATCAAACGCCTAAACGCGTAACTGTCTAGTTCAGCAAAAGCAGCCAACGGCACGTTGTATGCCCTGGCCAGTTTTGCTTTACCAAACCCTGCTGTCTTCCTAAACATCTTATAGCAATTCCGCTTATATGCGGTGGATAGCACGTCATGGTTCTCACTAATCGTGAGATCCCACTCAGCCGCTACTATCCTTCCTATAGTTGCTTTTTGGATCAGCTTTGTTACTTTGCTTATTTCTGCTTTAGGTAGAAAGCGTCTAACCACATGCGCCGCGTAGTCAGACGCTCCAGGCTGTACCCTCTTAAACAGTTCGTTATATCCACTAGGATACTTTGCTGTTTGTGTTGCTTTAATTATACTCTTCAAATCAGCGTCTCCAGCTTCACTTAAACCTCCCACTACTCTGTGGTGTGTTATTAACTTGTGTAAGACGGCCCCATCAACACTGAAGTGTACACTGATCCTGTCCACTAGTATGCTTTCTAGCCTGTCCACCATTCCTGTGTCACCACCTCTTGCTCGTAATGCTTGACACCTATCCATTGTTGCCGACACTAATTCACGCACGTCGTTAGGCTCAGCAGCCTCTGTACGACCGTGCACCAGTGTAGAGACGCCTCTAGCTAAGTACTGTGCTCCGTTACCACTGAGATGATCCACTCTTAGAAACTCGCCTATGGCACCTAGAAAACACTTGCTGGCCTGAATCCGTACCCCGCTCGAGACTAAGTTCTTGTTCAACTTCAACACTTGAGACAGGTTATCCACGCTCACCAAAGCATCGTCTCCGTTGTGAATAGCTCTATCACGCAACTCACCAGCGTTGTAGTCAAAATATATAGCGTTCAACACTGAATTGACAAACGAAGTGAGCCTCCAGCCAGACATTAAGGTCCCATTGGTCTTATAATTTCCTTGCTTGTCTATGACAGTAGTAGAGAACGTACTATTGGCAACCCACACTATTGCTTTGGCTTGCTCTGGGTGTAGATGTCCGCGAAACACATCTAGGTACGCCAACAACACAGCCTGCATCGCTTCGTTGGAATGTTGAGAATTAAAATCCTCGTAGTCCAGACAGTATTGCGTACCCCGCTTTAGCAAGTTTTTGACGGTCTTATGTACAGCCTCAGACTCTGCCGCTTTGCCTATTGGAAATCGTGAATCTAATGTTCGTTCACAACCAAAGAATCCGAAAGCTGAGATCACAAAACCTGTTAGGTCCGTGCCATAGATGGCGCGCTCTTTGCCCCATTCATACTTCACTGACGGCCACGCTAATATTTCAGGCTCACGTTCGATATAATATTCAAAAGGTTTGCTTTCGGTTGCTGACAATACAAAAGTCTTATTTTTAAGCTCCCTTTCCGTAGGCATATTGACCAGATCTTCTTTATATTGGGAATGTACCGAACCTGGCGGTGCCCACTCCCACCTAGTCTTGAAAAAAGAATCGAAGTCCAGCTTGATAGGTTTGAGTCCTTGTAATCGCCCGCGATTAAATATGTCCATAGCTAAACGATGTATTTCCGCCTTAGGTATGTTAGCCAACTTAGGCTGTGTCCTGTTCTGTCGCTCTGCGTCCCAGTCTACATTTCCCACTCCCCGGTTGACTAATACTTCCAGTTCAAATAACGGCGTGAGGTCAATTTGTACGATATTCTGCAGACCCTTCAGAGTAGATGTTATAGGCTTGATTGTCTTGACCCAGTCAAGTGCTGACTTACACCTACAGAATATATTTGAGTGAGTGACTAGATTCCTAATTTGTTCAGGGGCTACTAGCCACCAGATGATAACTCCTACTGCCCACGCCTCGTGCATTACGTGTCTATTCCTGTAGACGAATCTGATCGCGTAACTTGCTTTAGACCACAACTCATCACAACCTATCTTAGCAAGTTCGTGCCAACTAAAGAAACGAATGTGTTCACCGGAAATCCTAGTATATGGTATGATCTCAGATCCTCGACCACTA